TGTTGGAAGCGCCGCCACCGGAGAGCAATACGCCGTCTGTCGTCGGCATCAAAATGGTCGGGCCAGAGGTTGTCGAAACCACCTACGAAGAGCTTAATGCTGAGACACCCGCAGACGAAAAATAGCCTTCTTGCCGAGCAATCATTAGCCGGTAAGCTCGTCGATAAATGGAGCTGCCAGCTTGGCAAGCTGCCGATCCGCTATGCGGTTGATTATGCCTTTCTGCGCGATGGTGAGGTCGTCGGATTTGCCGAGTTAAAATGTCGCTCAACCGCGCGCACAAAATACCCGGCATACATGGTGTCGTTGCATAAGGTGATGGCATCGCGAATGCTCTATCACGCAACGAATACGCCGGTCGTGCTGGTCGTGGAGTGGACTGATGCGATTGGCTGGACGCAGATCGCGGGACCATCGGCGTCGGAGTTTCGGGTGGGCATGGGTGGTCGCCGCGACCGCAATGATGACCAAGACATCGAGCCGGTCGCGCTTATCTCAATCGACAGATTCAAGGGACTGTGATGGAACCAACCGCAAATTTAAATCTCGACTTCTCAAAAAGCCCGACCGTGTGGAAATTTCTGCGTGATGATAGTTTCGTGCGCGGCATCATGGGCCCGGTCGGCTCTGGCAAGAGCTACGCATGCGCTGCCGAAATAATGTTGCGCGCTGTGAAGCAAAAGCCGAGCCCGCGTGATGGCATCCGCAGATCGCGGTTTGCTGTCGTGCGGAACAGCTACCCGATGCTTCGGACAACGACGCTCAAGACGTGGATGGAAATATTTCCGGAGCATATATGGGGTCGCGCGCACTGGTCGCCACCGATCACACATCACATCAAATTGCCGAGCAGAGAGGGTGCTGCCGGAATTGATTGCGAGGTGATATTTTTAGCGCTCGATCAGCCAAAAGACGTGCGAAAATTGCTGTCGCTTGAATTGACCGGGGCGTGGATCAATGAAGCGCGAGAGCTGCCGAAAGCTATTGTTGACGGTTTAACGCATCGCGTCGGTCGTTACCCAGTGCAAGCGGACGGGGGTGCGACTCCCTTTCGCGGAATTTGGATGGATTCCAATCCGATGCCGGATGATCACTGGTGGTGGCGTTTGGCTGAAGGCGGTGAGGCACCTATAGGAGAATATGCGTGGAGTTTTTACCAGCAACCCGGTGGCGTAATTGAAACACCATCCGAGGACTTGCCGGATAACCCCGAGTTTAACGGGTTCGTGCAAAGCGCGGGCAAATGGTGGCAGCAAAACCCCGGCGCGGAGAACGTCAGCAATTTGCCCCACGGCTATTATGATCAGCTCGTCGGCGGTAAGCATCTCGATTGGATCAGATGCTATGCAAAGGGTGAATATACATTTGTCCAAGAAGGGAAACCGATCACGCCGGAATACGATGACGAGTCCATGAGTGTCGACGCGCTGGAGTACGACCCATCGCTGCCCATACAGATTGGGTTAGACTTTGGACTGACGCCCGCCGCGTGCTTCGGGCAGCGCAGCATTAGCGGGCAGTGGCGGATCATCCATGAGCTTGTCACCTTTGACATGGGACTGGAGCGTTTCGGCAATACCTTGAAGGCAGAACTTGAGACGCTATACCCAAAAGCGGAGGTGCTGATCTGGGGCGATCCGGCTGGCATGCAGCGTGATCAAATATTCGAGGTGACCGCGTTCGACCATCTCAAGACCTTGGGACTGACAGCTCGCCCGGCAGCGACCAACGACTGGAAGACCCGCCGCGAGGCGATGGCATCGCCGATGATCCGCTACATCGACAAGCGACCGGGGTTATTGATCGACAAGAAATGCACCCGCACGCGCAAAGCACTCGCTGGCGGCTATCATTTCTCGCGGGTCGCAATGGGTGCCGGGCAAGAGCGATTCCGAGATGTCCCGAATAAAAACGAACACTCGCACATCGGTGACGCTTTCGGTTATCTCACACTCGGCGGCGGCGAGCATAAACGGATGACCCGGCGACCGACGACATGGATGCATACGCCGACAGCACCGCTGGATTTTGATGTCTTCTCTGCTTGAGGACTACGCAGCGCTGACCAAGGCGTGTGGGCTTGAGCGCTTTGACTGCCAGATCGTTCCGTATCATCCGGCACTCTTAGCGATGATGACGCTTCGCCCCGCCGATGGCGTGTTTTTTAAACACATACCCAATTTTGGGAAAGTGATCGACGCCTATGCCGATCTCGGACCAGTGTTAGCCGGGTGCCATAAGGGCAAACCGATTGTAATTGTCGGCTGCGTACCGCTTTGGAAAGGCACAGCGGAATTAATCATGCTTACAGACGCCGCAATTACGTCTGTGGTGCGTCCATTTTATACGGCGACCCTACGCCTGCTCGACATCTTTGTGGAGGAATTAAGCATTGTTCGCCTACAGTGTACTGTTCATTCTCAAAACGATCCGGGGCTGCGATTTATGGAAGCGCTAAAGTTTGAGCGTGAGGGTCGTCTCAAATGCTACGGGCCAGACCAGCACGATTTTTTTATGTTCTCGCGGGTCAAAAATGGGCGGAATATTTAGCAAACCTAAAACACCACCACCACCGCCCGGACCCGACCCGGAAATGCTCCGCCGCCAGCAAGAGCAAGATGCGCGGCTTGAGACTAAAGAGCGCCAGTCACAGCAAGAGATCGCCGCACGCAAACGCGCCCGCCGTCAGTCCGGTCGGCGGCTACTGTTGTCCGACGATGGCGACAACGCATTGCTAGGCGTACCAACACAAGAAACACTCGGGCCGGACTTTAGCCGGTCGAACAGCGGGAACACACAATAATGGGCGGCGTCTCCTCACGACCAACTCCACCACCAGAACCTGCGCCGGTGCCGCAACCCACTGCACCGGAGCCGGAACAGTCAACAGATAGCCAACGTCGGCGAGCCGCCACTCGACGTAATCGACGACGTGGGCGCTCGTTAATCTCGGGCACGCCTCTCGGCATAACTGGTGATGCGCTGGGTAGCGGTGTGCCAAGCACACCGACAAGCACGACACTCGGGCCCGGATAATGGCAAGACTGTCGGTCGGTGATCTGTCCAAGCGCTATAATGCCGCGTGGAATCGCAAAGAAAATTGGCGAGACCTTTATGAGCAGTGCTACGAGTATGCGCTACCCCAGCGGAATATGTACGACGGTTATTACGACGGCAAAGTAGGCGGTCGTAAGAAGGGCTCAACGGTATTTGATAGCACCGCCGTGCATGGCGTGCAGCGTTTTGCTAATCGCATACAGTCGGGACTGTTCCCGCCGGATCGCAAGTGGATGGTGTTGGAGCCGGGCACAGATATACCCGACGACGTGCGACCAGAAATCGCGGATGGCCTACAGCAATTCACGCACAAATTTTTCTCAATTATCCGCCAGACGAATTTTGACCTCGCGATGGGCGAGTTCTTGATGGATTTGTGTGTTGGGACGGGCGTGATGCTTGTGCAAGGCGGCGACGAGATGGAGCCGATCCGCTTCCAATCGATTCCGCAGTTTCTCGTAGCGCTTGAAGAAGGGCCGGGCGGTAACATCGACAACGTCTACCGCCGCGTGCGCGTCGCTGCCGAGAATATCACGCGGCAATGGCCCGACGCCGATCTGCCGGAAGCCTTGCGCCGCGTTGTCGAGGACGAACCGCAGAAGCCGGTTGATCTGCAAGAAAGCACGATTCGCAACGCCGACAACAGTTATAGCTATTACATTTGCTACAAGGGTGACCAAGACACCAACAGCGACGCGATGCTTGTGTATAGGTCTCTTAAAAGTAGCCCGTGGATTGTAAGCAGATTCCAAAAAATCGCGGGTGAAATTTATGGACGCGGTCCAGTCATCGCGTGTCTCGCAGATATTTTGACGTTGAATAAAGCGGTGGAGCTACTGCTCAAAAACGCGAGCCTATCCATTAGCGGCTTATACACCGCTGTTGATGATGGCGTCTTAAATCCACAGACGATCCGAGTGGTGCCGGGCGCAATTATTCCGGTCGCGCGTAATGGCGGTCCAGCGGGTCCGAGCTTAATGCCGTTGCCGCGCGCGGGCGATCTGCAATTGTCGCAAATTATCCTCAACGACCTCCGCATGAACATCCGCCGCACACTGCTTGATGACAGCTTGCCGCCCGATAATATGTCAGCCCGCAGCGCCACAGAAATCGTAGAACGCATGCGTGAGCTGAGTACCAATCTAGGGAGTGCCTTCGGTCGTCTCATAACCGAGACCATGGTCCCATTGGTGCGCCGTTCAATGTCCATCATGGACGAGCAAGGTCTGATCACGCTGCCGCTTCGCATCAACGGCCTAGAGGTGAAAGTCGTACCGGTGTCACCGCTCGCTCAAGCGCAAAACATGACCGAAGTGCAAGACGTTCTCCAGTGGATTGGGATCACGTCGCAGTTTGGCCCGGTCGGACAAGCCATGATTGATTTCGCTGCGGTCAGTGATTTCGTAGCCGATAAATTGGGCGTGCCGCTTGATCTGCGGACAACGGAAGAAGAGCGTCAACAAGCCGAGCAAATGGCAATGCAGATGATGCAGAGCCAAATGGGTCAACCACCACAAGAGGGTCCAGCAAATGCCTAAAGGTCCGGGAACGTATGGGAGTAAACGCGGGCGTCCACCGAAAAAGACGCCAGCGAAGAAGATGATGGGTAAAACGATGCCCAAAAAGATGAAATAAATGGCTAAGCGCGGCCTTTACGCGAACATCAATGCCCGTCGCAAGGCGGGCACTTCGCGGCCCAAATCCAAATCAACCATTAGCCCAAAAGCCTACGCCAACATGAAGGCAGACTTCCCAAAAAAGAAAAAGAAATGACCGCAGATATCGTCGACATCACGACACCGGGGTGGGAGGGCGTAAACGCCGACAGCCCGCTGCCGTTGAAACAAACTGAAACAGAGAGCGCCGAGTTAGATAGGGCGCTTGTGCGGATATTTGAAAGCGACGACGGCGAGCGCGTGATGCAATACTTTTTTGGGGCATA